CGGTCCAGACGGTACTAGATACTGACTACGAAGCCGCCGAGTTTCATCACGAAGTGCTCGACGACTTCGTAGTAATCAAGTGGCTGAAGACAGGAAGTTCAGAATTCAGAATAGGAGTAATGTGATGTTCAGATGGCTTTTCGAGGCAAAGCGTAGACGCGAGGCTAACTTTTCATCTTTCACTGGCAGACTGCTGAAGGGGATCGAAGGAGCTTGTCACGCAGTAACGAACATGAACGGCCGCACTGCTGGCACCATGCGAAGGCTTGACGTCCTGCTGGAGACCGTCAATGACATTCACCAGACCATGCTGAAGCAGATCGACTCGAAGGCGGAGGCTGAGCTCGGGCCGTATCAGTACGAGATAACAGGGGACGATCTTCGGGGCCTGGGCGCAACCGAAAGGTATTATGTCTCCATGTGTAACACGATGTACTTCAATGACATTTATGCCGCGAAGCTTGGAGGCCTTCCGGACTGTGGGGTGGGGTCCATTGCCAACATTATGCAATGGAAGCGTGACTGCGTGTCGCGGATTACCCAGGAGCAGGCTGACGATGCCCTTGACGCACAGGTTGGCGGCAACTAATGACAGATTGCAGTGGAGCAGTGAGCTGCACCTGGTGCCCTCACCTGGACCTGTCCCTCGAAAGTGATATTGGCTTTGCATGTAAGCGTGGCTTTACAATCATAGAGAGCTCCCAAAAGTATCGCTTTATTTCCTTAGAGAACCCGAGAGGTCGCTGCCGTCGTCACCAAATTTACTCGGGTTGCCCAACACAAGCGAGCGTAAGATGATCTTCCAAGAACGCCAATACCAGACCGAAGCGGTTGATGCGATTCACAATCACATCTGCACGAAGGAGACGAACCCCTGTGTCGTCCTCCCGACCGGCAGCGGGAAGTCCATTGTGATCGCGAACACCGTAAATCGGTGGGTGACGGCGTCGCCGTGGGTTCGTGGCGGCATCCTGGCTCACCGCAAGGAGCTGGTGCAGCAGAACTACGATAAGCTCTGCTCGGCGTACCCAGGCGGGGACATTGGCGTATTCTCCGCGGGCCTTGGACGGCGAGACTACGACTCCCAGATTATCTTTGCATCGATCGACTCGATTTTCAGAAAGGCCGGCGAGTTTCAGCCCTTCGACTTCCTGTTCATTGACGAAGCACATAGAATCCCTCCGAAGGGCGAGGGAAAGTACCGATCCTTCATCAACGAGTGTAGAAAATTCAGCCCCAAGCTGAGAATCATCGGCATGACGGCCACGCCGTTCAGGATGGGGTGCGGACCAATTTGTCACCGGGATCATATTCTCCAGGAGGTGTGCTATGAAGCGGGTATAAGCGATCTGATTGAGCAAGGTTTTTTGAGCAAGCTGAGATCGAAAGTTGGCAATTGTCAGCCAGACCTTACTGATGTCAGGCGAAACAGCGGGGGAGACTACATTGTGAAGTCGTTGTCGGAAGCGACGAATCTCAGCGATGTCGTCTCCACTGCTGTCGCCGAGGCCTGCCGCATCATGGCCGCCGAAGGCCGTAAATCAGCAATCTTTTTCTGCGTCGATGTCGAGCACTGTCGGCGAGTTTCCGAGGAGTTAAAGAAGCATGGCGTACACGCACCATACATCACTGGAAAAACAAAACAGGACACGCGCGACAAGCTCATTCAGGATTTCAAAAGTCAGAGGCTTCGGGCAATATGTTGCATTAACGTGCTCACTGAGGGCTTCGACGCGCCCCACGTTGATTGCATCGTACTGCTGCGTCCAACGCTATCCCCTGGGCTTTACTCGCAGATGGTCGGGCGAGGGCTTCGGCCGTTTTGCGAGAAGGAAGAGTGCCTCGTTCTGGATTTTGCCGGCTGTATTGAGGCCCACGGCCCGATCGATCTGCTGGGTGAAGGTCAGGCGGTGGTTATGGCTACGTGCGTCGAGTGCCAAGAGTCATTCTCCAGGGCCATCCGTAGCTGTCCAGTATGCGGCTGGGAGATCCCTAAGATCGAGGTCGAGCGGATGGAGGCTGAGGAGTCCGAGCGGCGGATGCACTCCGCCACTGCGTCAAAGAAGTCCATCCTCTCGAAAGAGCCGGAAGTCCACCAAGTCAATACCGTCTTCGTGTCGCGGCACGTAAAGCCCGGCGGCTCGCCGGACTCGCTGAAGGTCCAGTACATGTGTGGGACAAGTATGTACCGTGAGTGGATTTGCCTAGATCACACAGGGTTCGCTGGCCGCAAGGCCGAGGCATGGTGGAGAAATAGGAACCTGCCGCTCGCAGGTGCCAAGAAGGCCAGGCCGACAGTCGACGACGCTCTTGAAGATTTGTTCCTGACGCAGTCGATCCTCGAATGGACGAAGACGATAACCGTCAAAAAGAACGGCAGACATTACGAAGTTGTCGGATACAATGCACTACTAGAAGATGGAGTGACGGAATGAGAGTTTTGATAGTTGGCGGCCCGAAAGACGGAGAGACGATTCATGTACCATCACACCGTAATGAAGTTCACTTTATGGTCAACAGTAATCCTATGCGACGCTTTCTTTATGGCAGCGACGAGCCTGTGCGTAGGGCCCACGAGACAGTCGAGAACCGGTTTCGCCCGCAAGCGATACACCTGCCGAACGGCAGGGAATGTACTATCGTTCTTGCTGTCACGGAAGAGGCGATGGACGCCATGACTATCCCGGTATGGCTCAAGCTACTGAGCGACGCTTACAAGGAGGGTTGCATTCTTTGAACGAATTACTCGAAGCGGCATTGCGATACGCTGAACATGGATGGCACGTCTTCCCGATCAAGCCGGGAGCGAAGACGCCGCTCACGCATCATGGCGTGAAGGACGCCGTGGTCGATGCGGATCAGATTCGCAGTTGGTGGGCGAAGTGGCCAGACGCGAACATTGCGGTCGCCTGTGGCGCGATTAGTGGCATCTACGTTATCGACGTGGACGTGACAGAAGACGGATCTGTGAACGGCTATGACTCGCTAGGCCAGCTCTCCGACAGGCTGCCCGCGACAGTAATGCAAACAACACCAAGAGGAGGATGCCATGCGTTCTTTCGATCTGACACCGCACCAGCGAATAGGAATGGCTTCCTGCCTGGCGTCGATATTCGCGGGGATGGTTACTACGTGCTTCTTGCCCCGTCGATCGGAGCAAACGGCAATCGGTATAAGTGGGGCGCCGGGCTGTCGCCAGACGTTTTGCCACTCGCGGTATACCCCGAATTCATGCGACCAGTACCCAGTGTTGCGTCGAGTCCGGCACCGGCACCTATGCCAACGATACAGCTCCCCCGCCTTGGTGTCGCCTGGCGAGATGAACTCGAAGTAGCGAGTCGATACCTCGCCTTGATCGACCCGGCCGTCCAGGGGCAGGCGGGGCATGACAAGTTGTTTTGGGCCTGCGGCTGCATGACGTGGGGCTGCGGACTTCCTTTCGACAAGGCCTACGAGATCCTCGCGGCCGAGTACAATCCCCGGTGTGTCCCGCCGTGGGACCTCAGCAACGGCAGCGAAGAGCATGACTTCCGCAGGAAGATCGCCGAGTCAATCAAGCGTCCTCCCAGAAGGCCACGCCACTGGATCCTCGACGACCCGGCATACGCAGCCGAGCCACTAACTGAGATCAGAGATGACGTGGCTGCCATGGTGGTCCGGATGAGCTGGGAGAATCACTCACTCACCTACACGGACGTGCCGTCTGCGAGCGAGCTGACTAAAAAGATGGTAGACATCAAAGAAAAGGATGACCGCAGTTTTTTGACACAGCCCACTGGACTGTTTGGAGACCTCTGCTCATGGATCAACGCAACAGCATTCAAGCCACAGCCGTACCTGACGCTGGGCTGTGCCCTTGCATTCATGGGCGTCCTATTCGGCCGGAAGGTGAAAGACACCCTCGGCTCACGGACGAACCTGTACGTAATGAGTGTTGCCCCCTCCTCGGCCGGCAAGAATCATGCAATGAACAAGATCAGAGAGCTCTGCATGGCGGCAGACTGTGTGGACCTACTCGGTGGATCTGACATTGCCTCAGACACTGCGATCGAGAGTCGTGTTGCCCTCAAGCCTGCGACGCTGTTCATGCTCGATGAGATAGGCCACCTCCTCGTGAGTATCAAGTCCGGAGTCTCGAATCACCAGGCGCAGATCGTCAGCGCCCTCATGCAGCTTTATTCGGCCGCTCCGAACATCTATCTAGGAAGAGAGTATGCGGACGCCGAGAACCAGAGGGTCATTGTACAGCCGTGCCTCTGTATCTACGGCGTGGCTACGCCTGAGAAATTTGCGTCCGGACTGTCTTCGTCAGAGCTGAACGACGGGTGGCTGTCCAGGTGTTTGGTGTTCTATGTGAAAGATGAACCTCGGAAGCGTAGAGATACTGACTTGACTGCCCCGCCACCGCAGCGATTAGTTGAGCTAGTCAGTGCCTGGGCGAAGCGGGCGATCATCCCTGTCGTGGATGGCAAGACAGTGAGTCAGTTTGTAGTTGGAAGCCAAGGATCTTTTAAGGAGCCACCGCCCGTGCAATTGATAGTCCAAACGAATCCAGATGCCGAGAACCGCTTCCGCAGCTTTGACGACATGGCCGAGGTGTCGGCAAAAAAAGACCGCAGGTTATCTTCTTCATGGCTGAAGGCTGAAGAGAACGCGAGACGCATTGCCCTGATTATTGCCTGTTCAGACAGTTACGACAACCCGGTTGTTGATATTGCCGCCGCAGACCGTGCGTGCAGGATGGTGAGCGGAATCGTCAGTGACTTTGGAACCTACGTCGTGCCAGCCATATCCGACGGAAGGGTTGAGTCCGAGAAGCAGCAAATCCTGCGAGTAATCAAGTCGTTCGGAGTAAACGGGTGCCGGAAGCGAGATATAACCAGGAGGACACGGGGTCTGAATAACGGCTCTCGAAACGACAGACTGGCTGACCTGAAGGAAAGTCAGGAGGTAATCTGTCGCCCAACGCCGAAGAGTAGGGTCGAGACGTTCTGGACTGCCGAAAACTTCCCCGGGGAGATTGATGGAGGTGAGAATGAATGAGTCAGTGATAATCGTTCTTCCGCTCCCGGTGAAACGGCTGCAACCAAACTGCACTGTCGGAAGCTTGGGCGGTCGGTTCGCGAAGGCGGCGGCGGTGAAGAGATACCGCAGGCTCGCGAAGGAGGCGATCGAAGCGGAGTGCATTGAGACAATGCCATGGCCATTCGTTACTGTTCAGGCGGCTTTTTTTCATACTACTAACAGGCGTAGAGACGAAGATAACGCGATGGGTTCACTAAAGTCAGCATACGATGGAATTGTTGACTCAGGGCTCGTGGAAGACGACGACTACGAGCACATGCGGCGAGG